TTATTCTAAACAATTCCTATATTGACACTTCTACACTTTCAGTATATGTAAGAAAAACATCCGAAAGTGGTTTGGGGATTGAGTATTCGGCAATAGACAATATTATAAACACCACTCCTAATTCCAGAATCTATATTCTTCAAGAAGTTCAGGATGAAAAATATGAGATAAGATTCGGTGATGGTATTATTGGAAAGAAACTTGGTGATCAAGTTGGTGGTGATGGAACTGTTATAACCGCAAATTATATTATTACTGATGGTGAAGAGGGAAATGGTGCCAGTGTCTTTTCTTTCTCAGGAAGCATTGTCACTGCTTCTAACACTCTGATTAATCCCGGAAATATCACAATAACGACAAACCAGGCATCTCAAAATGGTTCTAGTATTGAACCAATTAATTCTATCAAATACTATGCACCAAGAATGTATTCGGCACAAAACAGAGCCGTTACTTCACGTGATTATGAAGCTATCATAAAAAGAATATATCCAGAAACTGAATCCGTCGCTGTTGTTGGTGGAGAAGAATTAGATCCGCCAGAGTATGGGAATGTTTTATTGAGTATTAAACCAAAGAACGGAAGTTTTGTCTCCGATTTTAATAAGTCAAGAATATTGAGTCAGTTAAAACAATACACTGTTTCTGGTATCAATGCAAAAATTATTGATCTCAAACTTCTTTATGTTGAGATTGATTCCTCTGTTTATTATAATAACTCTCAGGTTTCAAGCGCAGATTCTTTAAAAACAAGAGTTCTTAATAGTCTCACAAAATATTCCGAATCAATTGATCTAAACAAATTTGGAGGAAGATTTAAGTACAGTAAAGTTCAGCAAGTAATTGACGGAACTGATAGTGCAATTACTTCTAATATTACTAAAGTTAAAATAAGGAGAGATCTAAAGGCAACTTTAAATCAATTTGCCCAATATGAATTGTGTTTTGGAAATAGATTTCACGTAAATCCTACTGGACTTAATATCAAATCCACAGGATTTAAAATTTCTGGCGAATCTTCCACAGTATATCTTACAGATACTCCTAATATTGCTTCTGGTGGAAGGAATATAACAAGTAGTACTGCTGCTGGAAATCTATTTTTAACAAGACCAAGTAATATTAGTACAAAAACAGGTGTTATTTCTGTGGTTAAAATAGATAGCAATGGTAATAAAACTACTGTCGTTAAGGATGCTGGAACAGTTGATTATGAAAAAGGTGAGATTATTCTCAGTACAATCAATATAACATCAACATCCAAAGCAAACGATATTATTGAAATTCAGGCATATCCAGAATCAAACGATGTAATAGGATTAAAAGACCTATACTTATCATTTGATGTTTCTAAAAGCACAATAAATATGGTAAGAGATGTGATTGCATCTGGTGATGAAATAACAGGAAATGTATTTACCAGAGATTATTATACTTCAAGTTACTCAAACGGGAATTTAGCAAGAAACTAATATGATACAGACTGGATTTGATTCTAAAGTTAAAGTTCAGCAGATTATTGAAAGTCAACTTCCAAGTTTTATATTGGAAGAGTCTCCAAATGCCTCTGAGTTTTTAAAGCAATACTATATTTCACAAGAATATCAAGGTGCTTCAATAGATATTGCCGAAAATTTAGACCAATACTTGAAATTAGAAAACCTAACACCAGAAGTGGTTGTAGGTAATACCAAATTAGTTTCGGATATTCTTTCTACAAATACTGATATTGAAGTATCAAGCACTAAAGGATTTCCAAAACAATATGGATTGTTTAAGATTGACGACGAAATTATTACCTATACTGGAATATCTGGAAATACTTTTACTGGTTGTATTCGTGGATTTAGTGGTGTAACAGATTATCATAGTGATTTAAATCAAGAAGAATTAGTATTTTCTACATCTTCTGCTGCAGCACATTCGTCAAATAGTACTGTTCAGAATTTAAGTTCTTTATTTTTAGTAGAATTCTATCAGAAGTTAAAGTATTCTATTGCTCCTGGACTTGAGAAAACTGACTTTACGCCAGAACTTAATGTAGGAAACTTTTTAAAACAAGCCAATTCTTTTTATAAAGCAAAAGGCACCGATGAATCTTTTAGAATTTTATTCAATGTACTTTATAATGAAACTCCAAAAGTTATAAATCTTGAGCAGTACTTAATTAAACCATCTTCCTCAGAATATGTAAGACAAGAGGTAGTAATTGCAGAGTCTGTATCTGGAGATAATCCACTAAATCTTGTAGGACAAACTATTAGAAAGTCTACAGATGAAAATACTTATGCATCTGTTTCTTCCATAGAACCATTCAATAGAAATTCTAAGCAATATTATAAAATTTTCCTATTTTATGGCAATGATGAATTTCCAGCTATTATTGGAAATTTCACCATAACTCCAAATACAAAGAATGTTATTGAATCTTTTGCTTCTGATACTGTAATAACAGTAGATTCGACGATAGGATTCCCAAAAAGTGGAACATTAGTATCTGGCAATAATACAATTACCTATACTGATAAAACTATTAATCAATTTTTAGGATGTTCTGGAATTGATGAGAAAATAGAAAAAAATTCTATAATTAGAACTGAGGACATTTATTATGGATATGAAAATGGTGATACTACTAAAAAGTTAGAATTTAGAATCTTAGGTTCTTTATCAGAATTCGTATCATTAAACGATGTAAGCGTATCTGAGGGTGATATAATAACAATTAAAAACGTTGGCGATTTAATAAAAAATCCAAGTAGTAAAACATATAAGCAAATTTTTGCAAATTCGTGGATTTATAATACTTCTACAAGATATAGAGTATCTTCCAGATCCGGTTCAAACTATGTTTTAGCAACTACAATTGATAGATCAAGTTTAAAAATTGGCGATAGAGTTGAACTTTTAGAAAGAGATACTGATATTTTAGCACCAGAAAGCAATAGTCCACACATTAGACAAATTTTATCTGATAATACTATAAGAATAGAAGGATCTTTTACAACAGATTCTTCAAAAGAATATGATTTAAGAAGAAAAATCAATACGTCCAGCAGTTCTGGTGTGCCAATTGAATATGGAAACGATACAATTACATCGGATATTCAAAATCTCTATAGTGATGGAGAAAAGTACGCATATGTAGCATCTAACTCTTTACCTTCTTCAGAACTTCCTGGATTCACTCTTCCATATAGATATGACATATCAAAAAATGTAAAGGGTGTAACTGTATCTTCTGAGGATAATCTTTTTGACAAAAATTCTGATAATACTTATGGAATTATAGGATTTGCAGATCCTGCTCCGTTCTTTACTGGAGACAAGATTTACTATACACCAAATTCCACACCATTAGTCGGTTTAGAAACTGGATATTATTATGTTCAGGTTCTACCTTCTGATAATAAAAAAATAAAATTATATTCTTCAAGGTCTTTTATAGAAATTTCTTCCAATTTGAGATTTAGTGTGCCAGATTCTGGTATTGATTCTCATAGATTTACACTCTTCTCCCAAAAAGAAGAAGAAATTGGAGTTCAAAAAATACTCAAAAAATTTCCATTACAATCTGAAATAAAAAGTCCTGGAGAAGAAACTATTCCAGGAACAACTGGGATGTTTATTAATGGTGTAGAAATTTCTAATTACAAATCTTTAGATAAAGTTTATTATGGACCATTACAGTCTATTGATGTATTAAATGGTGGACAAAATTATGACGTTATTAATCCACCACAAATAACAATTTCTTCAGGTTCTTCTAGTGCTTTAGCACAACCAGTAATTAGTGGATCAATTGAAGAAGTTTATATAGATTCTCAAGATTATGATATTAATAAAATCCTTTCAATTGATGTTGTTGGTGGAAATGGATCTGGTGCCGTATTAGAACCAATCATTACAAAAAGAAATAGAGAAATATTATTTGATGGTAGGACAATTGAGAAGGGTGGAGGAATTAGTACAACTGGAAATAGATTATCGTTTCTAACAAATCATAATTTAAACAATGGTGATCAGATAATATACAATTCTGATGGAAATTCTCAGTTAGTTATTGATTCTGGTTCTTCTACCCTTTTAAATAATAACTCTTATTTTGTAAAAGTTGAAAATAGTACCACAATAAGTTTGTTTGATTCTCAATCAGACTATGAATCTGGATCCAATGTAATAGGATTTTCAACAGGTACTCAAGGTGTTCATAAGTTTAGAACTTCGGATCCTAAAAAGACTATTTTTGAAATTAAAGTAGTCAATGGTGGAGAAGGGTATACCAATAGAAAGTTAATTGTTAAACAATCTGGAATTTCTACAGTAAATAACACTATTAATTTCAAAAATCATGGATTTAATACTGGAGAGTTAGTTACATATGATTATGAAACTACCGCAATATCAGGAATTTCCACTTTAAATCAATATTATGTTTTGAAGATTGATAATGATTCTTTTAGATTGTGCAATGCCGGTATAGCAGGAACTGATACTGCAGAATTCGATAGAAAAGACTATGTTAAACTATCTAGTGAGGGATCTGGATATCAGTACTTCAGTTATCCTTCGGTATCAGTATCGGTAAAATATAATCCAGTAGGATTTGGTACAGATACTCAGACTTATCAAGAAATTGTAACTACACCTGTTGTAAGAGGTAGCATTCAGAACGTATATTTGTATGAAAATGGATCTGGTTATGGATCTACAATTTTAAACTATAAAAAGAATCCAACTATAACCATAAAGAACGGCAAAAATGCCACTCTAATTCCAAATGTTACCAATGGCCAAATTTCTTCGGTAAATATTCAGTATGGTGGGGAAGAATACTATTCTGTTCCAGATTTGATTGTTGTTGATTCTAGCGGATCTGGAACTGGCGCAAGACTTAGACCGATTATCTCTGATGGAAAGATAACATCTGTTAAAATTTTAAGCGTTGGTATTGGATATTCCAGCACCAGCACTTCCATTTTAGTAAAACCTGCCGGTATTAATGCATATCTAGAACCAAATATTAGAGATCTTACTGTTAATCATAACCTTAAGCAGGGTAATGAAATTTTATTGAACTCTGATAATAAATTAAAATATACAGTTTCTGGATATTATGAAGATCTGAGAGATGCATTTGGAGAAAGTGCAGCAAATTCTGTGGATCCAAATATTTCTGGAATTATTGGATGGGCATATGATGGAAATCCAATTTACGGACCTTTTGGATATTCCGATCCAAATAACATTTCATCAGTATCACGTGTCAGATCTGGTTATGTTTTAGATACATCATATACAGATAGACCATCTGGTTTTCAATCTGGATTCTTTGTAGAGGATTATAAGTTTACAAACTCTGGTGATTTAGATAAAAATAATGGAAGATTTGCGAAGACTTTGGAGTTTCCAAACGGAGTTTATGCTTATTATGCAACTGTCAATTCTGCAGGAAATCCAGTTTTCCCCTATTTTATTGGAAACACCTATAAGTCAAAAACATTAGATGAAAATATCAATTTAAATCAATCATTTGATTTCTCAAATTCAGGTATTTTAAGAAATACATTTCCATATAAAATTTCAGACAAAAATGCAGGTTACGATTTCATTACGGAAATAGATGATGTCACAAGACAAAAAATATTAGTAGAGTCTGTTAATAGTGGTGGAATAGAAAGTTTCAAGATAAAGAACGCTGGTTCAAATTATAAAGTAAACGATGTAGTTAATTTTAATAATACTGGAACTTCTGGTGGTGGTTTATATGCCGTCGTTTCTTCATTAGACGGTAAAGATATTACTGAAATTAATACCTCAGTTACCTCTTATGAAAATTCCACTTTTACTTGGATTAGTGGAGAAAAAGTAAGAGTATCAATCTTACCAAGTCACACATTAAATGACGGAGATTATGTTTCTATTTCTGGATTCTCAACGAATCTTTCTTCATTAAATGGAATTCATAAGATAAGTGTCACAACCAATCAAGCAGTTGCCATATCGACAATTTCAGCATCTACAAGTATTGGAGGAACTGAAATTTATGTTTCTAGAATTCCAGAAAGTGTTTCCATTGGTAGTAGTATTGGTATAGGCACAGAAACACTAAGAGTTCTTGGACTATTCAGAAATAAAAACATATTAAGAGTTGAAAGAGGATTAACCAATGTTTCTCATAATGAGAATTCATTAATAACTTTTAATCCAGATTCATTTACATTTGATAAAAATATTGACTATTTCGATTCCAAGCTAAATGATAAGGTTTTCTTTAACCCCAAAGAAACTGTGGGGTTGGGAACTACTTCCGGCATTTCACATTTAATAACTTTTGACTTTGGTGATCAGACGCAAATTCAGAGAAGTATTCCAACAAAATCAATTTATCTGGAAAATCATCCATTCAAAAATAATCAGCAGATAGTATACACAGCATCTGGAACCACGCTTTCAGTTTCTACAGACGGAGTAAATACTAGCAATTTACCTTCAAATGTTTTTGTAGTCAATAAAGGAAAAGATCTTATAGGATTAAAGACTACTGTAGATTCCGAAGAATTGTTCTTCCATAATAATGGAAGTGGAAGTGATTTGTACTCCTTTGAATTTTCCAATATTAAAATTTTAGGTGACGTTCAAAAAATAAAAACAACAGTTTCAGTATCAACTTCACACGGAATATCTGAAAATGATATTATAAATCTGACTGCTAACCCAACTTTGTCTGTCGGAATCGGAACATCTACGGCAGTTAAAGTTTATAGAAACACGGATACTGATAGGATACTTCTCAACCAAATAGGATTTAATTCAACTGGTATCAATACTTCAACAAATATTATTAACATTAGCGAACATAAATTTAATACTGGTGATAAAGTATATTACACCTCCAACTCTGTAGCTTCAGGATTATCTACGGGAGAATATTATGTATTTAAGGTCGATTCAAATAACGTAAAACTTTGCGAGACATACTTCGATTCTTTACAGTCTCCACCAAATACAGTAAGTATCGCAGGAACTGGAGGAATTTCGCAATTCATATCATTGGTAAATCCAAAAATTGAATCTGTAAAAAATAATAATTTAGTATTTGATCTATCAGATTCTTCTTTACTTGGATATAATTTCAAAATTTATACTGATAATAACTTTGAGGATGAGTTTGTTTCTACTGGTGCTGGAACGACATTTAATCTTGGTTATGGAAGCACCATTGGAAATGTGGGTGCAGCATTAACTATTTCATATGATTCAAATTTACCAGAAAAACTTTATTATAACTTAGAAAAGTCTGGATTTATAAACACTGCTGATACTTCAGTTAAAAATTACTCAGAAATATCTTTCATTGATAGTAAATATAACGGAAAATATAGTGTTGTTGGCGTAGCAACAACAACATTTGATATAGTTCTCAAAGAGTCGCCAGAAAAACTTTCTTATACTGAAAGCGACTGTGATGTTCTAAAATATACTACAACATCGACAAGTGCAAGTGGACCTATTGATAAATTAAAAATTGTTTCAAACGGTTACGGATATAAAAAACTTCCAATTGTAGAGGATATTACAACTACAAATGGAAAAGACGCTTATATTCTTGCAAAATCAACCACTGTTGGCAGAGTAAATGAATTAAGGATTAGAAACGAAGAGTTTGAGTATCCATTCGATTCAACACTAAACCCAACTGCTTCTGTATCTCCAGTTATTGTTACAACAAATTCAAATACTTTAGAATCTATAAGAGTTACTAGTGGTGGTAATGGATATAGCAATGCACCAGATGTTGTAGTTGTTGATTCTTCCACTGGCAATAAGATTGATAGTGGTGTTTTAAAAGCAAATATTATTGGAGAATCTATCAACTCCATAACAATAGAAGATAATCCTAGAGGTCTTCCCGAAAATACTGTTAAAATATTTACTACCAACAATAGTAACGGAATTAGTATTCAAAGAGTAGAATCCAATTCTACTGGAATATTTACTTGTTCTATAACAGTGCCTCCACTTGGATTCGCAGAAAATCCTTTTTCTGCTGGTGATGAAGTCTTTATTGAAGGTATACAAAAAGTAAGTTCTACTGGTTCTGGATTTAATTCTGAAGATTATGGTTATAGGTTCTTTGTCGTAGATAGTTACGTTTCTTCTTCTCCTTACGATAAGGTTGTTTTTGATCTTTCTAGTTCTTCTAATGGTGGATTGACCACAAATACAGGAATTGCTAAGACAATCCAAGAAGGATATGGTACTTTAATACATGAAGATGATTATCCAACTTTTGAAATTACTCAGAAAAGATTACAATTTAGTATAGGTGAGAAAATTGTTTCTAACAACATAGAAAGAGATTTGTTTATTTCCAGTTATGACGGAACGATTTTAAAAGTATCGGGAACATATGAATTGTCAGTTGGTGAAATTATAAAAGGTAAAGAATCTGGAACAATAGCAACAATTAGTGAAATAGAAGGTAACTCTGGAATTTTCAAAGTATCGTATTCAATACCCAAAAATATTGGATGGACAAATGAAATTGGAAGATTGGATTATGATAATCAGGTAATTCCAAATAATGATTATTATCAAAATCTTTCATACTCAGTTAAGAGTAGCAAAGAATATAGAGAAGTAGAATCTTCTATCAAACCTTTATTACATACAAGTGGATTGAAGGATTTTGCCGACACTGGCATTACCTCAACTTCCAATGCTTCTGATCTTGATGGTATAGATGGAAGTACTGTTATCCGTGATTTTATAGACGATTTAAGAGTAGATACAATTTATGATTTTGATTTAGCACAAGATATTGATATTGATGCAGTAACAGGAAAATCAAAGTATATAAAACTGCAGACTCAAAGATTGACTGATTATACTAATAACATTGGTAATAATGTTCTTGCCATAGATGATTTAAGTAGTCAGTTCTCATACTATGAAAATGATCCTAGTGAATTTTTAAACATTATCAAATTAGATCCAGAATCGTCTTATGAAAATTTCCTAATTAGAGTTACTAATAACAACAATACCGAAGTACAATTCACTGATGTTGTAATATTAAATGATGGGAATGATACTTATCTTTTAGAAAAAGGAAGTGTTTCCAATATTGGAATTGATACAACAAATCACTTATTAGATGAACAATATGGTAATTTTTCAATAGTTGAGGATACCTTTGGGGATTCGTATTTGAGATTTAGTCCCGTAGATGCCTATGATACTGATTATGATTTAAAACTTATAAGAAATACATTTACTTCTTCTTCTACTGGAATAGGAACAACTACTATTGGATTTACAAATTTAATTAGTTCTGTTGGAATAGCAACCACTGGAGCAACGGTAAACATTGCATCTTTTGATAGCACTGAATTTGAATCTCTTTATGCAAATGTTCAGATTATCGATGATATAACGAATCAAATGAATTTTGTGGAGTTATATGTTGCTACAGATGGATCAAATACTTATCTTTCCGAATATTATTTCGATTCTGAACAGGATACATCAAATTATTCGAATAATTTTATAGGTTCTTTTGGGGCAAATATTTCTTCTGGGATTTTATCGTTAAATTATACCAACACTTCTTCTAACAGAAATACTTTTAGATCTAAGATTGTTGGATTTGGAACAACATCAATTGGAACTGGAAGTCCTTACAGATTTAAGTTGGATAGACAACCAAATGGATCTGAAAGAAGTGTGATATATCAATCAGACACGACTACAGGGGTTGGAGAAACTTCAGTCTTGTCTATAAGCAAAACATTATTTAATTCGGTAAAATCTTTAGTAGAAGTTAGTATTGGTTCTACCAAGGCTGTTCATCAAGTTATGATGATCCAGGATAACAATAATAATGTTTATGTTCAACATTCTCCTTTACTTAGTGTAAGTGGAATTTCTACACTTGATAGTGCTTCTGGAATAGGAACTTTTGGTGGAGATAATTCTGGATCTGAGTTTGAATTGAATTTCTATCCAGATTCCCAGTATTCCTCCAATAACATTGTAATATCCGCATTCAGTCAGTGTTTCTATAATGATTTAGATGTTGCAAACACACCCCCAGTTCTTGAATATGGAAACACTCAAGAATCTGTTGACCTTAAATTCTACGATTCATTAAATGGAGATAGAATCAATAAAACTAGTTTTACATTAACATCGGAAGGTGTGCCAATTTTTGTAAAAGTATTTGATCCAGAAGATACTGATGCATTAATTTCAACAACTGGCACATTTAATATCACAAATCACTTCTTCAAAGATGGAGAGGAGTTGATTTATACTCCAAAATCAACGATTATTGGAATTGCAACAACTGCAATGACATACACAGATGGAACTGTAACTGACACACTACCTTCCACAGTTTTTGCTGTAGTTGACAACCTTAACTATGATGTATTCCAAATATCGACAGTAAGAAATGGTATTGCAGTATCTTTCACTGATCTTGGTGGAGGAAATGCTCACCAATTTGAGATGTCTAAGAAGAATGAAAAGTCAATTATTGTCATAGATGATCTTATCCAACATCCACTAATCTTTACCAACATTTCTCACACATTATCTGGTTCAATAGGAACTGGAGTAACTACATTTAACTTAAGTGGCATATCTTCTATTAATCCTTCGGATATTATAAAAATAGATGATGAGTATGTAAGAGTCAATAATGTTGGTCTTGGAACATCCAGTATTGGTCCTATCACCAATAATGGTTCCTTCAATTTAGTTGAAACTGAAAGAGGATTTGTTGGAACAACAGCAACCTCTCACACGTCTTCAACGCAAGTTGACGTTTATAGAGGTTCATTCAATATTGTAGAAAATAAAATACATTTTACAGATGCTCCTAGAGGAAATCCACAAATTGATAAGACTGAATATAACCTAGATTATGAAACATCGACGTTCAATGGACGTGTATTCTTAAGATCGGACTAATCTGATCAGTTTAATGGTATAGGTAGAACATTTACTTTACAAGTTGGTGGAGCAAATACGACTGGAATTGGTTCAACTGGAGGAAGTGGAATTGTTCTTATAAACGGAATCTTCCAACAACCAACAACAGATAATAATTCACGTGGAAATTTTGATATTCTTGAAGATACTAGTGCTGGAATAAGTACAATAGTATTTTCTGGAATTACAAAACCAAATACGGATCCTTTAGAATATGTTATTTCAAACTATGATATAAACCAAAATGAAACTCCTAGAGGAAATCCACAAATTGATAAGACTGAATATAACCTAGATTATGAAACATCGACGTTCAATGGACGTGTATTCTTAAGATCGGACTA